AGTAACTGTACCAACTGTTTTAATGTTAAGTGTAGTGCCTGAACCGAAGTCAGATACATCACGATACATTCCTTCTGGAAGAAGGTAGTCATGTAAGTTCTCTAGGATAAACTGAGAATACTGCTCAGCTTCAATAAAAGCTGTAGTATTTCCTGTTAATTGTGACATTTAAGTCTCCTAATTTATGATTGAGATTTTACTTTATCGCCTGCAGCTTTCCAAGCTTTAACTAAATCTTTAGTACTTGCGCCTCTAGGTACTCTAGCAGACGTTACATCTGATGGGGTTCCTGTTAAGGTTTGAGTATTAATAGAACCTTTTGATGTAGTAGTTGTAGTAACTGCACCATTTAGTCCTGCAAGTTTTAGTACGGCATTTGGAGATGTTGCAGCCAAATTGTTTAGTTGTTGAACACTTAGTCCTGATTCTTTAGCAATCTGATTGTAAGCATTTTGAGCTGTCTCACCATACTTCTGGGTAAACTTAGAAGCTACCTCTGAAGCATTAGTTTTAGCTTTACTTGCTTGCTCTCTTCTTTCTATCGTTGAAGACACTAATTGTTCTAATGTATCTTGATTGACTTCAGCACTTGGAGTGGTATTCTCTACTGGCTGAGCACCAGACTTTATTTCATCTAGAAGTTCTTGAGCTGTTTTACGCTTAGTTAACTCTTCTTTTACTTCAGCTAATTCAGACTCTAAAGTCTCAATATGCTTCTGTGCATGAGGAACTGACTTAAGTGCATCTTCAGGACTCTGGTACTTCTTACCTTCACCTACGAACGCTTGAGCTTCGGTCGGAATCTCGAATGCTTTAGGTGTAGTATCTACTGCTTGAGCCTCTTGGGTAGTTGGCTCTGCTTGTTCTTGTTGTACTTCGTTACTTGTTTCTTCACTCATTTCTTATCTCCTTGGGTCAAAGGTATAAGATTTAAAACTTTAGTGAAAGCTTTCTGTAATCCAAGTTGATAGGCTTGTTTCTCAGACCATGCAGGAATGTTAAAAGAATCTTCATCCATACATTTTCTTTGAGACAGTTCTATTTGTTCTTTAAAATACTTATTCAGTTCTTCAAAGACCTGGTTCTTGGTAAGTTCTTTAGCCTTTTCTGATTTTAAATCCATAGTTTATAAATATTACCTTAATTAATCATACTAGATATAATAAATAATAATTATATAAATAATAACTAACATTATACTAATATTATATCATACTTTTTTACAAATGTCAAGTAGTATTATGTTCCAGGAGGAATCTCAGTGGCTCCTCCCATCATATCTGCTTCTTGTTGTGCTAACATTTGCTCATCCATTCCTGGAGTTGCTTGCTGTGCTTCCATACTCTGCTGTACTTGCTGTTGTAACTTAGCAGTTTCAGCTTGTTCAAATATAGCAGCATTATCTTTAATAAAGTCATACTGTTCAAAGCCCATATACTCTTCAACCATACCTGCTAGTTTCTTAGCTGATATGTGAGGACCAATAATCTGTCCCATAGGACTATTAAATAGACCCATCATGTTTTGTATTAACTGAGCTCTAGCTGCATAGTGTCTTGCACCAATAGGTCGCAATTTACCTCTAGCAGTTATATCTTCTTTAGTTATTGACATAAAGTCAACAACACCTAGGTCATCATCTATAGTTCTAGCTAGTTCTGCCATATCTAGATTACGCTTAGACATCTCTAACATAGTATTAAGAATAGGTTCTAAGAACTGTACTTCAAAGTTATTTACTTTATGTTGGAAGATTCTACCTGCAGCATTTTGTAGCTGTTGCACTTCAAAGGCTGTTTTCTCACCAGGACTACGGATACCCATAGCTTCTTTAGGTGCTCCTGCCATCTCTTCCATGATGTTTAATATAGCAGAAATCTCATTGTTTACTTGGAATGCTGCTGCATTAGGAGGCATAGCTTCTACATCACCATCTTCTGGAATATGTATTGTAGCTTCTGGTCTCCACTCAAAAGGCTCTACATCACCTTTAATTTTTAAGGGAGGATGTATAGTCATGTCAAGGGCATCGGCTTTTAAGTTTTCTAAGTGGTCTACACGATATTGCATACCTACTAGATTATCTAAAGGACCCATACCATAAAGGTTATCTGGTCTATTTCTCCATCCTACATGATGCTTATTATCTCTACCTAAGTAGGAAGGGTTAACTTCGTTACGGATAACATAGCTTCTATCAATAACAGTAATAATCTTTTTCTCATGTAACTCATCATTTATTTCATCATATAAGTCACCTTCAAACTCTAGTATTTCTACCATGCCTGATTGATAGTATTCTTGTAGTGTACCAAAACCATCAACAAGAAAAGCTTCTGCTTTGTTTACATCTTCTTGTCTAAATGAGCTGATACTTCTACGTAAGTCCATAGCTTGTTTAAATGCAGATTCATCATAACCAAGGTCTGGTCTATCTTTCATATCTTTCTTAAGCTCACCTACAGTTTTAACATACCTAGTAAACTTCGGTGATTTATCAAAACTTACTGCTGAAGGATTAAAGATAATATCAAATGGTGATATTCTAGCTAGTTTAGGACCACGATATGTTTGAATTTCTTCTTCACTAAATGGGTCTATATGTTTCTCATCTACAAAAGTAACCTCTGCAAAAGCATTACCATAGTCAATATAGTCATAGAGAAGGTCTGAGATAGTCTCTCTAAACCCTGACTCTTTAGTCTTAGTCTTAAGGTATGCTTCAATAGCTTTACGTTTTTTAACTGTAGAGTCGTTATAGTTAGAGCCTTCCCACTTCATCCAGTTGTCATTAGGGAACAAAGCATCCATGTAGTTAGCATGTAGATTATCTCTAATCTGTGTTAACTTAGGAAGAGTAGTTTTGTTCTTCCAAGGAAGTTTAGAGTTTGTAGTCGTAGTAGTATCTGTAGCAAACAGATAGTTCCTAAGCTCTCTCCATTCAGCTTCTTTTGGCTGTCTCTGAATCCACCAGTTATTATAAAGATGAGTAAGCTGTTTAGCTATACTGTCTCTTTCTTCAAATAGTTCTCTAATTTGTGCAACTTTACCTGCCATAGTTTTTCCTTAGTAAGAAACTCCGCCAAAGCGAGAGTGTGACATAACGTTATTACCCATACTAAATGTACCTAGTCTTTGTTTAGGTATAATCGCAATAGATATTGCATTAGCTAAGGCATCTTTAATATCATCGTGAGGAGGATGTATCATTACTAATTCCTCTTCTAGCGCTTGACAGTTTCCGCCTTTGTAATGCCATAATTGTAAGTTGTCATACTTAGGTTCAAGTACAGCACTTACTCTTTCAAATTTATCACCTAAGCTTCGAGTTGGTCTAAACTCGTCAATAGATAATGGTATTCCGTTTGGTTTAAGATAACTTTCTTTTAGCTCTCTTACAATAGTTTGTTGGGCTACAGTGGTCTCAGCTCGTAGCTTTCTAAATCCCCACTTTTCCCAAGTCTTTAATATGTGTGTGTAATAATCTACAATACGTTCTGTTTTAAATCTGTCAATGTCTAGTACATAAAAATTACCTTGGTTATCGACACCTATGACAACCAGTGCTGTGAAGTCAGCAGCTTTTCTTAAAGAGAAAGCGAAGTCAATCGCAGCATACACGTTCAACTTCCTATCTCTGATATACCAATCACCTTCTTTATTTGTTAGAACAGCTCTATCATAATACTGGAAATTCTCAGCATGGATTCGAGCTGATTCTGAACTGTTAGGATTATTATAATATTGAGCATGGAACTGTGTAGTATCAACGTACTTAGCTTTGATTCTAGCAAGTTCTTTTGCATCAAACCCAAATTGTTTACCATCATCTCTTTTTTGTTTCGCCCAGAGGAACTCTCCATCAGTTTCTACTACTCGTTGGAAAAGTTCATACACCGATTCTTCAGATACTAGATCACCTCCTTCGTCGTAAAGTTGCTCTTTCATGTTTATCATGGTGTCATAAATATCACGTGGATGATAACGTGTACCTACTACCCATTCAAAAGCACCTGGATTTTCAATAGAAGCTAGTTGTGAGTACGCGGATGAAACCTTGTCTCTACCATCTTCCGTATAGGCGTTGCCTGGAACCACAGCATCGTCAAGTACAACGACATCAGCATGGAACCCAGTAGTATTACTTGTAAGACCAACAGCTTTACATGTAGCATCTCTAATACCCTCCAGTTTACGTTGAGGATGGTCAACAGCAATCTCTGCTACTGCCCACTTTTCTCTCTTACCTTCTTCTGGATGAATCATATCCTTCCAGTATCTTCTATAAATCGGTGAATCTATAATCTGTTTTATTGCATATAATTGTTTCTCAGCCAAGTCTGCTGTAGCTGATACATAGAGTATGGTTGTTTCAGGATGCTTAGTGATATGCCAAGCTGTTCTATAAGCAACCAACTTACTCTTCATATGTCCACGTGGTAGTAATACAAGTTGGTTTTCTTTAGCTTCTTGTCTACCCCACCATTGTATTAACTCTTCGTGTATAGAGCCTAGCATCAAGTGTGGTGCAACTAGTTTAATAAATACTAGTAAATCATTCTCTGCTAGTTCTCTTATTTCTTCTAGTTTACTCATTAAGCTTTCTTCTTAGCTTTCTTTACTTTTACGCATTTATCTTTACCGTTTTTTGTTCCTGCAAATTTGTAGCCTTTCCAACAGGCTTTACCATCTGCTCCTTTTTTCTTTTTAGTAGTAGTCATACTTATAATCCTATAGTATAATTAATATAAACAGTTTTAGAACTAGTATCAGTGTAAGATAATTCTTGATACTGGGTTTGTATTGAAAGAGACTGTGTTGGATTGATTAAATAAGTAGCACCTGCATTTATTACTGGTCTGGTACCATTAACACTATTAGCTATATTAACTGGTGTAAGT